AGAACTCCTGAGAAGCCTGTGTTGGGTATAGACAATGAATTAATATCATACGGTGCTATAGACTATTGGGAGGCTGAGGTTGACTCTTTAAAGAATGACGCTGACGGATTAAACGAGTTTTATCGTCAGTTTCCAAGGACTGAGTCACATGCATTCAGGGATGAGAGCAAGCAGTCTATATTTAACCTGACAAAGATATATCAGCAGATAGACTACAACGACTCTCTTATTATGGAGCACCACGTTACTCGTGGATCATTTAGTTGGAAGGACGGTATAAAGGACACGAAGGTTATATTCTCACCGAACAAGAGTGGAAGGTTCTATGTGAGTTGGACACCAAGCTCAAAGATACACACCACTCCTATAAAGAGGAACGGTGTCATGTATCCACCAAATGAGCACCTAGGTGCATTTGGCTGTGACTCGTATGACATATCAGGAGTAGTTGGTGGCGGTGGATCGAACGGTGCACTCCATGGTCTCACAAAGTTCAACATGGATGACGCACCTAGAAATGAGTTCTTCTTGGAGTACATAGCTAGACCTCAGACTGCTGAGATATTTTACGAGGATGTGTTGATGGCGTGTGTATTCTATGGTATGCCTATACTTATAGAGAACAACAAGCCAAGGCTATTATACCACTTCAAGAACAGGGGGTACAGGGGGTACTGCTTGAACAGACCCGATAAGCACTATACGAAGCTCTCTAAGACAGAGAGAGAGCTTGGGGGTATACCTAACACTAGCGAGGATGTAAAGCAGGCTCACGCAGCAGCTATAGAGTCCTACATTGAGAAGTATGTTGGCATTGACATGGAGGGTTCATATAGACCATCTGATGAGTATGGGTCTATGATATTCACAAGGACGCTTGAGGATTGGGCAAAGTTTGATATTACCAACAGGACTAAGTTTGATGCGTCAATAAGTTCAGGGTTAGCGATTATGGCGTGTCAGAAACACCTATATCAGCCTGAAAAAAAAGAGTCAAAAATAAACATTAACTTTGCAAGATATAATAACAAGGGAACAATAAGTCAAATTATTACATGAAGGATGTCAAGATAAACATTTCCGCTACAGGATTTCCAAGCCAATTTGTTTCTGATGCTGAGAAGAGTTCAGATTCTTTTGGGTTACAAATTGGTCAGGCTATTCAATACGAGTGGTTCAAGAAGGATGGAAACCAATGTAGGTTTTATGACCAATGGAGAAACTTTCACAGACTAAGACTATATGCAAGGGGTGAGCAACCTGTTGGCAAGTATAAGAATGAGTTGGCTATTAATGGAGACCTATCTTACCTTAACTTAGATTGGACACCTGTGCCTATCATGCCAAAGTTTGTAGACATTGTTGTTAACGGAATGTCTGACAGGCTGTTCAAGGTTAATGCCTATGCACAGGATGCAATATCCCAATCAAAGAGGAGCAGGTATCAGACGATGATACAGGGGCAGATGGCAGCCAAACCTATCTTGGATATTATACAAGAGAAGGCGGGTGTCAATCCGTTTACTGTAGACCCTGAGGAGCTTCCATCTACGGATGAGGAGTTGGCGTTGTACATGCAACTTAATTACAAGCCGGCTATTGAGATAGCTGAGGAGCAGGCCATAAACACAATGCTAGAAGAGAACAAGTATATTGACCTCAGGAAAAGGCTTGACTATGATCTTACTGTTTTAGGTATAGCAACAGCAAAGCATGAGTTCCTTCCGGGTTCGGGTGTTGAGATAAAGTATGTAGACCCTGCAAATGTGGTGTATAGTTACACCGAAGATCCTCACTTTAAGGATTGCTTTTATTGGGGTGAGATTAAAACAGTTCCAATAACTGAGTTAATAAAGATAGACCCTACGTTAACCAAGGAAGACTTAGAAGAAATATCTAAGAGTGGGCAGAGTTGGTATGACTATTACAATACTGCTCAGTATTATGACAATGATATATTCTACAGAGACACTGTTACGTTGATGTACTTCAACTATAAGACCACCAAGAAGATGGTGTATAAGAAGAAGAAGAACGATGATACGGGTGCGGTTAAGGTTATTGAGAAGGATGACCAATTCAATCCACCACAGGAGATGATGGACGAGGCGAACTTCGAGAAGATTGAGAAGACTATTGATGTTTGGTATGACGGAGTAATGGTCATGGGAACAAACTACTTACTGAAGTGGGAGCTTGCTGAGAATATGGTTAGACCTAAGTCAACTAGTCAGCATGCGTTGCCAAACTATGTAGCCGTTGCACCTCGGATGTATAAGGGCGTTATTGAGTCTTTGGTTAGACGCATGATTCCGTTCGTAGATTTGATACAGATTACACACTTAAAGTTACAGCAGGTTATATCTAAGGTTGTACCTGACGGTGTATTTATTGATGCAGACGGGTTGAACGAGGTTGACCTTGGCACAGGGGCTGCATATAACCCTGAGGATGCATTAAGGTTATACTTCCAAACGGGTAGTGTCATTGGTCGTTCATACACACAGGATGGTGAGTTCAACAACGCACGAGTTCCTATCCAACAGCTAACATCAAATTCAGGCTCTTCTAAGGCTCAAATGCTTATAGGCAACTATAACCATTACATGAATATGTTACGCACTGTAACAGGCTTAAATGAAGCGAGAGACGGTAGCATGCCTGACCCTGACTCTTTGGTTGGGTTACAGAAGTTGGCTGCACTTAATTCAAACACTGCAACTAGACATATACTTGACGGAAGTCTATATATATACAGGTCGTTATCAGAGGCGTTGACATACAGAATAAGTGATATACTAGAGTATTCTGACTTCAAGGATGACTTTATAAACAAGATAGGCAAGTACAACGTGTCTATCCTTGACGACATAAAAGACTTATACCTATATGACTTTGGTATATTCATTGAGATAGCACCTGACGAAGAGCAGAAGGCACTACTTGAGCAGAATGTTCAGATGGCTTTATCTAAGGGTGACATAAACCTAGAGGATGCGATAGACATCAGGGAGGTTAAGAATCTGAAGCTAGCCAATCAGTTGCTGAAGGTTAAGCGTAAGATGAAGCAAGAGCGTGAGCAGAAGATGGCTATGCAACAGCAGGCTATTCAGGCACAGCAACAGCTGCAGTCTCAGCAGATGGCAGCACAGGCTTCAATGCAGAAGATTCAGATGGAAGCACAGGCTCAGTTGCAGGCTTCACAGACTGAGTTGCAAACTAGAATGCAACTACGAGAGCAGGAGGCTCAGTTGAAGTTGATGCTGATGGAGCGAGAGTTTCAGATGAACCTTCAGTTGAGAGGCATGGAGGTTGCAAGCTTGACTGAGAGAGAGAAGATGAAGGAGGACGCTAAGTCTAAGCGTATCAGTCAGCAGAACACAGAGCAGAGTAAGCTGATCAACCAACGTAAGAATAACTTACCTCCACTAAACTTTGAGTCTAATGAGGACAGTTTGGATGGGTTTGACCTAGCTGAGTTCTCTCCTCGGTAGTATAAAAAATATAAAATAAAAAACTATTAACTTTGTAAAAAATTTAATTATATGGAATTTAAAGTAAAAGCCATTGACGGCATAGAGCAGAAGTCTGTTCAGGAGATAGAAAGTGAATTATTAAAATCGCATGAAGAGCAAAACAATGACACTAATACTACTGAGCATACTAATGAGGAAGTTGGTGAACAAGTTGAAACAAACGTTGAAGCTGAAGTTACCGCAGAATTAAAAGAAGAAGACGTTCTTTCATTTATTAAGAATAGGTATAATAAGGATGTTACATCTGTTGAGGATTTGTTTCAGCAAAGAGAAGAGGCTGAAGAACTCCCTGAGGATGTGGCTGCTTATTTGAAATATAAGAAGGAGACGGGTAGAGGTTTTGAAGACTTCTCTAAGTTGAATAGAGACATTGACAATATCGACCCCGACAAACTCCTTAAAGATTACTTAACTGCTACTGAGGAAGGTCTTGATGAGGAAGACATCGAGGCACTCATGGAGGAGTATTCATATGATGAAGACTTTGACGATGAGTCATCAGTAAAGAAGATTAAGTTAAAAAAGAAAAAGGCAATTGCTAAAGCCAAACAATACTTTGAGGCTGAGAAAGAAAAGTACAGAGTTCCTCTTGAGTCAAGCGGGAGTTCTATTTCTGAGGAAGACAAGAAGGCATTGGAAGACTATAAGCAATATGTTCAACAGGCGACAACTTACGAAGAGGAAGCCAAGCGTAAATCTGAATGGTTTATGCAGAAGACTGACGAGGTATTCGGAGGAGAGTTCAAAGGTTTTGAGTTCTCTGTTGATGGAGACAACAAGGTCATCTACTCTCCGGGGGATTCAAAGGAATTGTTGAATGCTCAAAAGAATCCATCAACTTTTATTCAGAAGTTTTTGGATGACGATGGGCTTTTAAAGGATGCAGTTGGATACCATAAGTCATTAGCCGTAGCGATGAATCCTGAGAAATTCGCCAAGTTCTTTTATGAGCAGGGCAAGGCGTATGCGACTGAGGATGTGATGCGTAAAACAAAAAACATAAACATGACAACACGCAACACGCCTGAGGTTACAAACAATGGAGGAGTCAAAATCAGAGCCGTAAATCCTTCAACGGGTAGAGGCTTGAAAATAAAAAGTAGAAACTAAACAATTAAAAAACTAAAAACTAGAAAAAATGGCAGGATCAGTTAGTGCAACTCCGGGATTTGCTTTACAGCCAAGTGCAGAGCAAGTACCATTAGCGAGCAATTATATTACGAATTTCGATTTCTTGAATCAGTATCTTCCTGATACATATGAGAAAGAATTTGAAAGATACGGCAATCGTACAGTTTCATCATTCCTAAGAATGGTAGGAGCAGAAATGCCGTCAAACTCAGACCTTATTAAGTGGGCAGAGCAAGGACGATTACATACTAAGTATGTTGATTGTACGTCTGCTGCTGCTGCAGGTTCTGATACAGCTACAATTACAGTAAGTGACACATTAGTACCGGGTGATGGTTCTATTGCAGTGCGTATAGGTCAGACCGTTATGATCTCTGACAATGCGGGTACAGGTTCAAACAAGGGTATCGTTACAGCGGTTGATACTGCTGCAGGTACATTTGATGTGGCTTACTACGAATTAGGTGGACAAGTTCCTGCTTTGGGTCAGACATTAAGCGTATTCATCTACGGTTCTGAGTTCAAGAAGGGAACTACAGGAATGCAAGGGTCTTTAGAGGCTGACGATGAAATCTTCCAAAACTCTCCAATTATCATCAAAGATAAGTATGCAGTGTCAGGTTCTGACATGGCTCAAATCGGATGGGTTGAGGTAACCACTGAGAACGGTGCAAGCGGATACCTTTGGTATTTGAAGTCTGAGCATGAGACTCGTCTACGTTTCGATGACTACTTAGAGACTGCAATGATTGAAGCAGTACCTATGGATAACGCTGCGAATGCTGCAGCAGGAATCGCTAAAGGTTCTGAAGGTGTATTCTACGTTGTAGAAAACCGAGGAAACGTATGGGGCGGTGGATTCCCTGACACTCTTGCTGAGTTCGATACTATCGTATCTCGACTAGATGCACAGGGTGCTATTGAGGAGAACGTGTTGTTTGTTAACCGTGAATTTTCTTTCGGTATTGACGACATGTTAGCTAGTCAAAACTCTTACGGTGGAGGTGGAACATCTTACGGATTGTTCGACAACGATGAAACTATGGCATTGAACTTAGGATTCACAGGATTCCGTAGAGGGTATGACTTCTACAAGTCTGATTGGAAATACTTGAACGATCCAACTATGCGTGGTGGAATGTCAGGCGTTACAGGTTCAGGTAAAGTTAACGGTCTATTAGTTCCTGCAGGTTCAACATCTGTGTATGACCAAATTTTAGGAAAGAACGCTAAGCGTCCATTCTTACACGTTCGTTACCGAGCTTCTGAGACTGAGGACAGACGTTACAAGACTTGGATTACAGGTTCTGCAGGTGGAGCTATGAACAGCGACCTTGATGCAATGGAAGTACACTTCCTTTCTGAAAGAGCTGTTTGTACTTTAGGTGCTAACAACTTCTTCTTATTCTCTGAGTAAGTAGGACTATAACAATGGAGGGTGTCTTTGATGCCCTCCTTTTTTTTAATTCAAATAATATTTAATAAAATGAAAACAGTAACAAAAAACGTAGACAAGGTCTACAAGTTAACAAGGAATGCAGCACCTTTATCATACACGCTGCCAACAAGAAATACAAGAAGATTCCCATTGATGTACTTCGATGAGGATAAAAACATGAACCGTGCTTTACGCTATGCACGAAATCAAAAGAGTCCATTTGAGGATGAGCAGGACGGCAATGCAATTTTAGAGCCTGTTATATTTATCGATGGTATGCTTAGGGTTGACAGAACTAACCCTGTACTACAAGAGTTCTTACACTACCACCCTTTTAATGGAAGAAAGTTCGTAGAGGTTGACAAGGAGAAGGATGCTTCTAAGGATATTGAGAACTTGAACGAAGAGGTTGATGCGTTGATTGCCGCTCGTAATTTAGACATTGATATGATTGAGAGTGTGTCACGAGTTTTGTTTGGCACTGACATCTCAAAGGTATCAACTGCTGAGTTGAAGCGAGACATTTTAGTATTCGCAAGGAAAGAGCCGAAGGAGTTTCTTAATGTATTGGGAGATCCTATGTTGAAGCTACAGGCTAAGATTCATTTATTCTTCGACAACAACCTGTTGACGTTTAGAAAGAATAAGAAGGAGGTGTGGTTTAACACAAGCTCAAATAAGAAGAGGATGGTTACAGTGCCTTACGGTGAAGACCCGTACTACATTGTTGGTTCATTCTTGACAAGCGATGATGGCATTGAGTCACTCAAAATGCTTGAGAGTATCTTGGAGGGTTAAGGGTTATTATATATTAATATTGGATAGGTGTCTAAAAATAGACACCTATTTTTTTTTCCTTATCTTTGTAAAAAGATTTAGGATGATAAACACAGTTAGAAATACAGTTCTCTCTGTTCTTAATAAGAATAATTACGGGTATCTATCTCCATCTGACTTCAACTTGTTTGCAAAGCAGGCACAGTTAGACTTGTTTGAGAGTTACTTCTATTCATACAACTATCAGATAAACAAGGAGAATGCAAGGTCATCAGGCACAGGGTATGCTGACATTACTAAAACAGTAGAGGAGGCTATAGATGTATTCTCAGAGACAAAGGGGTTAGTTAATCAGGTTTTAAATAAATACTTTACGCCATCAGAGACGACTACGGGTGACGACTACTACATGCTCAACAAAGTGTTGGTGTATGCAGACTATTTAGTTGCAGGTACTACAACAGGTTCTGTTGTTGGTGGCAATGAGGTGATTGACTCTAATGCTACGTTCACAGCGTCAGTTAGTCCGGGCGACATTGTTGCCGTTCAGAATGGAGGCGTTCAGTATGTTAAAGTAGTAAGCGTGTTGTCTGACACAATCCTTTTAGTTACGGGCAGTTTCTTTGACTCGTCCTTTAGACCGTATACTATATATAAGAAGGGTACTAGGTTCAACGAGGCTGAGAAGGTTACTCACAGCAAGATTACTATGCTTAACAATTCTATGTTGATAAGCCCAAGTATATTATTCCCTGCGTACACACTTGAGGGTGCAGCTATTGATGTATACCCTGACACAATAAATCTTGTAGGGAGGGTGGTATCTCAGTACATAAGATACCCGAAAGATCCTAATTGGACGTATGTATCTTTGATTAATGGAGAGCCTTCGTTTGATGCGTCTAATGCTGACTACCAAGACTTTGAGTTACCGTTGGATGCTGAGGCTGACTTGGTTGTTAAGATACTTCAGTATGCAGGCGTTTCAATAAGAGAGGCTGACGTATACAACTTTGGACAGACAGAAGAACAAAAAAATAACCAAGAAGAATTATAATGGCATATATATCAGAATATCAATATTATGACAATAATGGTAACAGCCCTCAGGATGCTAATTGGGGTTCGTATCAGTATGTCTCACTGTACGACATAGTCAACAACTTTATGTTGATGTATGCAGGAAACCACAACCTTGTCAACAACGAGGAGAGGTTCAAGGTATTGTTCCATGCTAAGCGTGCGATACAAGAATTAAACTACGATGCGTTCAAGGAGATCAAGGTATTGGAGTTGAACGTGAGTGAGAACCTTAGGTATGTGCTACCTGCTGACTATGTGAATTGGGTTCGTATCTCTATGTATAAGGATGGCGTACTATACCCACTTACAGAGAACTTCCAAACGCAGACGGCTAACGCTTACCTGCAGGACAATTCAGGCAATATACTATTTGATATTGACGGCAACATACTCAGACCTGAGTTTTCAAACATAGACTATGATAGAATTACAGGCACTAAGAAGAGTGTATACCTAGACCAAAACAACCCACAGTTCAATGGACTACCGGGTTACAATGTTGATGGCTGTTGGTATTTTGACTTTCAGATTGGTGCTAGGTTTGGTCTTAATACTGAGACAGCAAACGCCAACCCAACATTTACTATTGACAAGAAGTCAGGCGTTATAAACTTCAGCTCAAGCATAAAGGACAACTTAGTTATACTTGAGTATGTGTCTGACGGAATGGAGAATGGAGATGACTCTAGGGTTTCAGTTAATAAACTCTTTGAGGACTACATATACGCAGCCATTGAGTATGCAATACTAAGCTCAAAGCTAAACGTACAGGAGTATGTTGTGGATAGGGTTAGGAGAAGGAAGGGTGCATTATTAAGAAACGCAAAGATAAGAATTAGCAATATACATCCCGGAAGGTTATTACAGACACTAAGGGGACAAGATAAGTGGATTAAGTAGTATGGCAAACTTTACAAGAAATTTTACTTTGGGTCGTATGAATAAGACGCTCGATGAACGTATCGTACCAAACGGTGAGTACATTGACGCACTTAATATTAGGATGGGGTCTACCGAAGGTTCTGAGGTTGGGGTCATCGAAAACTCAAAGGGTAACAGTAGGCTGTCAACATTAGCTTATGACGGCAATGAGCTGAGTGATGATGCTCGTTGTATTGGTGCTTTTGATGACGGATCGAATGAGACAATATATTGGTTCGTTCATGACCCTAGTTTTACAGCGTCACCTACTAACAAGCTTGACTTGATTGTATCATTAAATGTACAGACGGGCGTGATAGTATACCACGTTGTGTCTGTCAATGATGGGGGAGGTATAAATACTACGTTGAACTTCAACGATAAGTATTTAATTACGGGAGTAAATAAGATTGAGGACTTGTTGTTCTTCACAGACAACTACAACCAACCAAGGAAGATAAACGTAAAGTCAACGTATGACCTTCCATCTGCGGGGATAGATGGTTTCACAAACGAGGCTATACTTGTTATAAAGAAGCCACCTATAAACTCGCCTACAATAATTCCATTGACTACAAGTTCTGAGGAAAACTTTTTAGAGGATAGGTTCATATGCTTTGCTTACAGATATAAGTATGCAGATGGCGAGTACTCGGCTACGTCTCAGTTTACAGTGCCGACATTTTTGCCGGGGACATTTAACTATAACATTGCTACATCACTGAATGATGGTATGTTGAACACAACCAATCAGTGCGAGATTGTTTACAACACAGGAGGACCTTTGGTTAAGTCTGTTGAGTTATTGTTTAAGGACATGAACTCGTCTGTGATAAAGATTATTGAGGAGATTGACAAGTCTAAGCTAGGTCTTACTGATAATTCGGATGAGACCTATGTGTTTACAAACAGTAAGATATTTACAATACTTCCTGATTCTGAGATACTCAGGCTATATGATAACGTGCCTAGGCTTGCACAGGCTCAGACGCTTATGGGCAATCGATTGTTCTATGGGAACTACTTAGAGGACTATGAGTTAGTAGACTTGAATGACGAGTTTGTAAAGCTTGAGTATATAACCACACTGTCTAGTGAGGATGTAGGTTTAGAAGAGTTGGCATATGGAATTTCTGAGTCAGATTATTACATTGACAATAATATACCCACAGAGATTATTGACTCAAGAATATTCGTTAACTTCTCAGGATTGGATCTAGTGGCAGGTGCACTGATTAATATAACCATAAGGTTTGAACATGCACAATGGTCGGGTGATACTCCATACCCAACTGAGACAACTACAGAACAAATCATATCATTCACTTATAGGCTTCAGCAAGACTTTAGTAGTGTATATGCACTAGCAAGTGACCCTGACTTTTTAAGTAAGGTTGGTACTGTAGGAAATATTGAGCCTGTAGAGGACGCTTGTAATGGTGCTACATTCACAGACATATTTAACTGTACTATACCTAACCAACTATCGGGAACTCCTACTTTGTATAAGTATAAGAGTGGTGTTCTTCAGGTAGATGAGCCAATTAGAGTAATTTCACATCCAATCTTTGTTACAATTGGATTTCAACTTCCTGCAATGTTATTCGTTGATGATGAAGATGCAATTACTCACGAAAGTTATGAGTACTACAGGATACTTGATGCATCTGCAGAGTACCAAAAAGTAGGTGCACCATTTAGTTTGCATAGCAATAGGGGGTATGAGGTTGGTATCATATACATGGATGAGTATGGCAGAAGCACAACTGCATTGGTTAGTCCACAGAATAATGTACACGTTCCTTGTAGTGCGTCTGAGTTTAAGAACACGATTGATGTAACTATACCAATAACACAGAAAGCTCCATATTGGGCGACAAGATACAAGTTCTGTATCAAGCCTGACAAGAAGGACTATGACATAATATACACAAACTTCTTCTTCAGAGACCCAACGTCAGGGGCTGACTACTTTTTATTAGAGGGGCAGAACTCTCAGAAGATTGAGGTTGGTGATGAGCTTATTGTAAAGAAGGATACAGAAGGAGCTAAGGATGAGTGTACATGGGTTACGGTGCTAGAGAAGGAGGCTAAACCAAGAGACTTCTTAGACCCTAAACCAATAGATAGTGAAGGTAATTTTATTGATTATGTTCCGGCAGGTGTATACATGAAGATTCGTGCAAATAACTTCAGCACTGCACTTGCTCCAAATTCATTTATAACCGATAATACACACTCAACAGAAGGAGCAGGAAGGAGATATATATATTATCCTATAGACATTGAAGATCCATCTAACCTCGGCACATATATAGATTATGACATACCTGCAGGAAGTAAGATTAGAATAAAAATTAGAAATAAAAGAAAGGACACTGTAACTGCTGATAAAAACTTTTGGAAAGTAGACGCTACATTTACAGCATCTCAAGACTATACTAATTTTCAGGATTGGTTTGAGGGAGACAATATAGCTGTAGCATTATCTGCTCAGTCAGATAATGATGGAACTGCTTCAACAGGTCCAAACTATGACCCATCAGGAACGTATCCTATAGCAGCCACACCAAATGCACAGGTCGATTCAGTTATATGGAGTAATGGAACTAGAAATTATTTCGTAGTAAGGAGTAGTTATGGTGTTAATGATAGGAGAAAAAAAGTAAAACTAAATGTTCTAATTGAAGTACTTCGTTCTGACAACCTAATTGTATTTGAGTCAGACCCTCAGGATGCAGAGCCTGACTTATGGTATGAGTCTTCAGAGTCGTTCGGTATAACAGCAGATGGTGAGCACTTGGGTAATATACAAGACCAAGACTTTGGGACAAACACTCCGGGTATTGTTAAGACAGACTTCTTTAACTGTTTTGCTTTTGGTAATGGTGTAGAGAGTTACAAGATTGAGGACTCAATAGCAGGCAAGGAGCTTGTGTTAGGTAATCGTGCTACGACTACAGACTCTGAGGTATATGGAGAAGAGAGAAGATTTTCTGACCTTACATACAGTGGCGTGTATAACCCTGAGTCAAACATAAATAGACTTAATGAGTTCAACCTAGGGCTGTTAAACTTCAAGCCACTTGAGATGTCGTATGGTCCTATCATGAAACTATTCCCTAGAGAGACAGACATACTTACACTACAAGAGGATAAAATATCTTACGTTCAGGTGAACAAGAATGTACTGTCTGACGCAGCAGGTGGTGGTGCTATAACATCAGTGCCTGAAATTGTTGGTCAGCAGATCGCTCGTGTTGAAGAGTATGGTATATCACACAACCCTGAGAGTTTTGCTCAGTTTGGTGCTGATAAGTATTTCACGGATGCAAAGCGTGGTGCTGTTATTCAGTTGAAGGGTGGTCTTACAGGTGCTGACCAATTGACTGTCATATCAATGCAAGGAATGCGTAGTTGGTTTAGAGACCTATTCAACGTTTCATTCCAAACGCAGAAGCTTGGTGGATTCGATCCGTATATGAATGAGTATGTATTGTCATCTAACACAATAGCATTGCCTGTAGATACTGACTGTATTGAGTGTGGTAGCACAAGGACAATATCTATCTCTACGACATTGCCGTATAGTGCGTGTTATGACTTTGGTGAATATGTTGGTGACGTTGATATTGATTATGAGGTTGTTGGTGGTGATGGTTCTTTTTCGGTAAATGCAAACTATAATGGTTCTGACTATACCACAGGTTTTATAAATACATCAGGGACATTAACGTTTAATAAGAGTTCAGTATCAAACGAGACGGGTGTTGTTTCGTTAACTGCAAAGGGAAGCTTTACTATAAACCTGACTGTTAAGTGTCCTGAAAAGACAATTATGAACATCGTTCTTGTTACTTTAACAAGCAATGCTGATTCGGGTGATACGATACATAACGATTACAGATGGAATGATGGAACGTTTACATCACCACTGCACAGCAATTATGTCAATTTTGGATCAGGGGCATACCCTCTTGTTTCATACTACAATATTATAACAGGTGCTCAAGGTGGTGGTTATATACCTAGTGATGCAGCCAATGTTACAATGATATGTAATCAGCGTATGTTTGACACATTTAGGTTTGATGTATTGACAGACAACTTCAGATACCATAGAAGTAATGTATTATATAATAATACTCCTGCAGAGATAAACACGCTATTAGGGTTGTCTACTGAGGCTACGCCTATAAGCGGATCGACTATTGTTGGACTAACACAGCACAGTGCTAGCTTTGCTATGCCTCCTTCGGGTGATTATCTGTACTTGATATACGACTACACTAATAGTACGGAGGCTGAGTTATGTTATGGTGTTGATGAGTTTGATGCTTGCTGTGTATGTAGTGATGGTTCACTACAGGCAAGTTTTATATTCGATGGAATCAATCAGTTTGTTGAAGTTCCTGACGCTGACGACTTGAGCTTTGGTGATGGCGTAACCGACCAAGCTTTTTCATTTTCTATTTGGGTTTATTTAGATCGTGTTACCGGAAGCTCAAGCAAAATGTTTTTTAATAAAAACGACGAATATCGTCTTCGAATGAACCAAAACGGAAGAATATTTTTTGAATTATTTACAGACACGTCTAACTATTTGTCGACACGTTATATTGACCTTGCCGGAGATTTGTCAACTTGGCTAAATATTGTTTGTACTTATGACGGTTCAAAAACAAAAGCCGGAATGAAAATTTATATTAATAATTCCGAAGTTGTTACCGGAAATGCAAGTTCAGGA